CATACCTTTCAACCTGATAGTAAGTACTATAATAGTCACTTTGGTAAACTAGTTGGAGATTTAGGTATTAGGGCGTTGAAAAGAATGCGTCTTATAATGTATACCAATTGCGGCAAACAAATCATACACAAGAGACATAGAGACTTAGACTATGATCATCAAGCGGCTTTAATATACTTGAATACTAATGATGGTTTCACAGAGTTAGATGATGGAACCCGTATTGATAGTATAGAGAATAGACTATTATTGTTTAATGGTAATGAGTTACATAGTAGTTCAACTTGCACGGATCAGAAGAGAAGAGTGTTGATATCACTAAACTATTTTTAAGTTGACATTCGCTATATAATCGTGTATGATATAGGCGTAATTACACAACATTATGGCAAAAAAAGGATTTACTGTAAAAGCAAAATCTCCCGTCAAAGCCAAAGAACCTGAGTTCGATTATGATAAAGCACGAGAGATGGTTAAAGGTAAAACAGTTGTATTCTGTTTACCAGGAAGAGGAGTTTCATATACTTTCTTAAAGTCATTTGTACAACTAAGTTTTGATTTAGTTCAAGCAGGTGCTTCTATACAAATAAGTCAAGACTATTCATCAATGGTTAACTTCGCACGTTGTAAGTGCTTAGGTGCTAATGTATTGAAAGGTCCTGATCAAGAACCTTGGCAAGGTCAACTACCATATGATTATCAATTATGGATCGATAGTGACATTGTATTCAATACTGAAAAGTTCTGGCAGATCGTATTGATGGATCAGGACATTGCAGGGGGTTGGTATTGCACTGAGGATGGTAAGACTACATCTGTTGCACATTGGTTGGAGGAAGACGATTTCCGCACCAATGGTGGTGTTATGAACCACGAGACACTAGAGAGTATTTCTAAGCGTAAGAAGCCCTTTACTGTTGACTACAGTGGGTTTGGTTGGTTATTAATCAAGAAGGGTGTATTTGAGCATAAAGAAATGCCTTATCCTTGGTTTGCACCAAAAATGCAGGTGTTTGAGTCTGGTGAGGTTCAAGATATGTGCGGAGAAGACGTTTCTTTCTGTCTAGATGCAAAAGAAGCAGGATTTGATATTTGGTGTGACCCTCGTGTACGTGTTGGACACGAAAAAACAAGGGTAATATAAGATGGAAGTCTATAACATCTATCTCAATGGTCAATTAATACACGATAAGATAGGTAAGGATGCTATGTTTGATCTTATGGAAGATTATGCTAAGGAATATTACCTAAATTCAGACAAAGAAGGTGTTATAGACCCTAAAAATCTCAAAGTAGAAGCACAAAAACTTTAATTTCACATTATGGCAGTCAAAACTAAACAAGGATCTTGGGGATCGATGGAGTTCGTAGAAACAACTCCTAAAAAGACCATACAAGGCAGAGGAAAACATACAAAATACTCTGCAACCTCTCGAAATAAGGCAAAAAAGAGGTATAGAGGTCAAGGAAAATAAAAAAACACGCCCGAAAGGGCGTTTTTTTATGCTTAATATAAAATTTTTATATTTCGTGTCTAAATAAAACAAGAAAATAGTATTAAATATACCTTTCTATGCCTATTCTACGAAAATCTAGGGCGTTTAAGGACATAAGTTTATCTTTTAAACCGCATCCTGTCACTAAAGACTTACCTGCTTTAGTAAATGAACGTGCAATTGTTAGATCAGTTCGTAATCTAATCGAAACTATACCAACAGAAAGGTTTTTTAGACCAGATATTGGAACAAATATTCGTGATAGTTTATTTGAAAACTTCCACCCAACCTTATTGACTATCATTGAGGATCAAATAAAAGAAACGTTGGATAATTATGAACCAAGAATTAACAATGTTAATGTTCAGTTAGATCCATACGTAGATAATAATGCATTTGAAGCAACAATATTCTTCGACATTGTTGGATTAGACGTTCCAACTCAGTCATTTACATTCCTACTAGAACCTACCAGATAATATAATGGCGTTTACTCAGTATACAAGCCTAGATTTTGATGAAATAAAGGCACAAATTAAGGATTATCTTAGATCAAACTCTAATTTTACAGATTTTGACTTTGAAGGATCTAACTTTTCTGTCTTAATTGATACACTAGCATATAACACTTATCTCAATTCATTTAACGCTAATTTATTAGCAAATGAATCTTTCTTAGATTCAGCAACTCTGAGAGAAAATGTTATATCACTTGCTCGTAATATAGGTTATGTACCCCGTTCAAAAACTGCTGCAAGGGCATCTATTTGGTTTACGGTAGAAGTAGAGGGTGAAGATCCAAATGTCACTACAGAGCGTTTAAAGAGGGTATATTTAAAGCCAGGTTTAATGTGTGTAGGGCAGACAAATGATACTTCATTTAGATTTTCAGTGACAGAGTTGCATTCTGCACCTGCAGTAGTTGATCGTTTAGAAAATGGAAGAAATATCTATAAAGCACAATTCGGATCTCCTACTGAACCTATAGAAATTGTTCAAGGAACCTTCCTTTCAAGAACATTTACATATGCTGCCAATGAAGATCAGAGATTTATATTAGATAATCCTGATATTGACACTTCTACAATCACAGTTAATGTTGGATCAAAAGATCAAGATGATATAGGGTCTCCAGTAGGTACTGAATGGAGAAGAGTTGATAATATAGTCAATGTTAACAAGAACTCTGAAATATATTTCTTACAAGAAATATCAGATGAAAAACATGAAATATTGTTTGGTGATGGAATAGTTGGTAAACCATTAGGATCAGAAGCTATTGGTAAAGAAAACACCACAGGAACACCACTTAGTAATGATAAGATAACTGTTAATTATATTGTTTGTGATGGTGAAGATGGTAATGGTGCTAGTCAATTTGATTTCCAAGGTGGATTCTTAGATGGCGATCCTACTCTTGTTGGAACAAAATCGATAAAACCTTTTAGTTCAATATCAGTTAATACTGTTAGAGGTTCTGGAAATGGTGCTGAAATAGAAAATCTTTCTTCAATTAAATATTATGCTCCTAGATTATATTCTTCTCAATATAGAGCAGTTACTGCTAGAGATTATGAAGCAATAATAGAAAGTATCTACCCTAGAACAGAATCAGTTTCTGTTGTTGGTGGTGAAGAATTAAACCCACCACAATTTGGTAAGGTTCAAATTAGCATTAAACCAAAAAATGGAACTTATGTTTCTGACTTTGATAAGTTACAAATTAAAAACAAACTTAAAAATTATGCTGTTGCAGGTATAAATGCTGATATTGTAGATCTTAAAGTTCTATATGTTGAACTTCACTCAACAGTTTACTATAACAGTGCGTATAATTCTAATCCTGCTGGATTAAAAGCAAATATAACTTCTGCTCTTGATACTTATTCAGATAATATTGATATTAATAAATTTGGTGGCAGGTTTAAGTATAGTAAGATCTTACAGTTAATTGATAGAGTTGATGATTCAATCACTTCCAACATCACTAAAGTGATTATTAGAAGGGATATGAAAGTTCTAACTAATCAATTTGCACAATATGAGTTATGTTTTGGTAATAGGTTCCATATTAATCCTGAAGGATTTAATATAAAGAGTACTGGTTTTAAAATTAATGGTAGTAATAACATCTTATATTTGACAGATGTTCCAAATAAGAACCCAGATGGATCTTTAGATGGTAGTAATAAAGGTGTTTTAAGTGCCATTACTAGAAGTCAAACAGATGAACTTAAAGTCATTGTTAAATCTGTAGGTACTGTTGATTATATTAAAGGTGAGATAATTTTAAATACTATCAATATAACAGAAACAGTTGCTGCTAATGAATTACTTGAGATACAAGCATTCCCAGAATCTAATGATGTTTTAGGTTTAAAGGATCTTTATCTTACATTTAACACTTCTAATACTACGATAAATATGGTTAAGGACGTTATTGCTTCTGGGGAAGATGTTTCTGGAGTCGTATTCTCAAGGGATTATTACACATCAAGTTATGCTAATGGGGAACTGGAGAGGAAGTAAAGAATGTTAGATATTGATACACGAGTAAAATTAAATCAGATAATTGAAAACCAATTACCTGAATTTTTAAGGTCTGATTTTCCTTTAGCGGAAGATTTTCTTAAAACGTATTATCTTTCACAAGATGCTCAGGGTTCTCCTGGAGATATACTTAACAATTTTGACCAATATCTTAAAGTTGATAACTTAACATCTGATGTTATATCTGGTAGTGCTACTTTAAATGCACCTATTGATACTACATCTACTGAAATTACTCTATCATCAGATAATAATCCATTCCCAACAGAAGGATATCCTGCTGAATATGGATTATTAAGAATAAATGATGAGATTATTACATACACTAGTAAGACAGCAACTACTTTTAGTGGTTGTATTCGTGGTTTTAGTGGTGTAACCAAATATAATGTAGGTGTTGCTACTTATATTACTAGTTCAAATGGTGATCCAACTGAGTTTAGAAATTCTGTTCCTGCATCTCATAGCATAGGAGCAACAGTTACTAATCTTAGTGTATTATTTTTACAGGAATTTTATAAGAAATTAAAGAAACAATTCTTACCTGGATTTGAGAATGTAGATTTTACTAGTAATCTTAATGTTGGTAACTTCTTTAAACATGCTAGATCTTTCTATCAGTCAAAAGGTATAGAAGAGTCTGTAAAAATATTGTTTAGAATTCTTTATGGTGTTGATCCTATTATTCTAGATTTAGAAGAACGTTTAATTAAACCATCTGCTTCTGAATATATTCGTAGAGAAATTGTTATAGCAGAACCAATATCAGGAAATCCTGCTAATTTAGTTGGACAAACAATTTATAAGTCTACTGATTTATCTACTAATGCTTCAGTATCTGAAGTTGAACCATTAACAAGGGAAGATAAACTTTATTATAAGTTATCTTTGTTCATTGGATTTAGTGATAGAGATCTTATAGAAGGTACATTTACAATACCTGGTAAAACTAAAGTTTTAGAAGATTGTCCTGTTGGAGTTTCAACAATATCTGTTGATTCTACTGTTGGATTCGGGCACACAGGAACGATTATAAGCGGTGCTAATTCAATAGACTATACATCTAAGTCTATTAACCAATTCTACGGTTGTAGTGGCGTTGAGGAGGTGATCAGCGTTAGTTCTGATATTAGATCCAATGAAGTTATTTTTGGATATGAGGATGGTGATCTTAATAATAAAACAGAGTTAAGAATTACAGGAGTTTTATCAGCTTATGAAGGATTAAGTGATATTTCTTTAATTAATGAAAATGAAGATATTTTTGTTAAAAATGTTGGAGAATCTATAGAAAATGTAGATGACCCTACTTATAAAGAAATATTTGCTAATTCATTTATCTACAATACAAGTTGTAGATATCAAATTGGATCTATTAATGGATCTACTTTTAAGTTATCGAGTACTATTGACAAGTCAAGTTTAAGACTTGGAGATTCTATTGAAATACTAGAAAGAAATAGTAATACAAAAGTCGCTGATGTTAATGTTGCAGATTTAGATTCTATTAATAACAGTATAATAGTAAGTGGATTATTTACTCTTAATTCATTAAAAGAATATGATATTAGAAGAAAGATAAAAAAAGTAACATCTTCTGGAGCAGAATTAAGAGAAGGTAACAATTCTTATATTGGAGACATTTTAAATGTTTATGTTGATGGTGAAAAAGATGGATACGTTGCTTCTAATTCACTTCCAAGCTATGATTTAGATAGTACTGTTAAGGTAAACAAGAATACATTACTTGCTAATCCAAATACTACATATGGACCTTGTGATGATAACCAATCTGCTGGTGTAACTTGTCCTTATTTTAGGGCACCAGGACTTCATAATGATGATCAAGTAAGACAAATTGGATCTAGTGGACAATTAATACGAATTGATTCTTATCAATGGTTAACACTTGATGAACCTTCAACATTTATAACTGGTGAGTCTATAATCTATAGTTCTGATGAAGGATCTAATGATTATCCAGGATTAGAAAGTGGCAAAGTATATTATATTGAAGTTAAAAAATCTGATAAAAGAAAGATTAGATTATATAATTCAATAACACAGGTTGGATCAGATGCAGATTTTATTCCAATCGGTGTTTGCAATGTAACTGATTCTCACACATTAACTAAAGAAACTCAGTATGGTAAGAAATTAGGTTCAAATAAAATATTAAGAAAATTCCCATTATCACAGGATTTATTTGTTGCAGGTACTGATGAAGTTCCTTCTAGAGAAATTGGAATATTAATTGATGGTGTTCAGATTAAAACACCAATTTCAGAAGATTATATGTATTATGGACCAATTGAGTCTATTGACATATACAATGGTGGTGAAGATTATGATGTAGCAAATCCACCAAGATTAGTAATTCAGGATAGTCATAATTCTGGTATGAATGCATATGCAGAACCAGTTGTTACTGGATCTGTTAAAAATGTATTTGTAGATCCAAGTAAGTTTGATATTGATAATGTAGTTTCTATCTCTATAGAGGGTGGTAATGGTGGTGGATGTATATTAGAACCTATTGTAAGAAAGAGATATAGGGAATTAAATTTTGATAGTAGAGATACATTTTTTGCTGGTGGTATTTCTATTGAAAATGAGACAATAACATTTACTGATAATCATAATCTAGAGACAGGAGAAACTGTTTACTATAGTAGTAATGGACATCCTGAAATGGGTATTGGTCCAGCTTATGATACTACAAATACTGCTACTGGAACATTATCAAATGGTGCTCCATATGTAATTCGTAAAGTAAATGAAAAAACAGTTACTTTGTATAATAAGTATGATGATGCAATAGGTGTAGCAGGTATTAATACTATTGGATTTTCAACTTCAACTAAAGCATCTGGTACTCATAAGTTTAGAACAGGTCTTAAGAGTTACTTGTATGATATTAAAGTTATAGAATCTGGAAGTGATTATACCTATAAAAAGGTTAATGTTAATCCATCAGGGATCTCAACAGGTCATGCAAAAATAGATTATAACAATCATGGATTTAATGATGGAGATATTATTGAATATCTTCCAACTGTAGGTCTTGGAACTACAGTACCTAAAGCAATTGATGGGTTAGATACAACAAAAATATATAAAGTTCTAAAACTTGATGAAGATTCATTCAGATTGGCAGATGCTGGATATGCTAATACTATATCATCTGTAAATTATGAAAGACGTGAATATGTTGGATTAGGATCAACTGGTACTGGATATCAAACCTTTAAGTATCAAGATATCAGAGTAAAATCAAATATAACTTATACTGGTATTACATCAGAAACAAATTTAGACAATTATCAATATACTTTCACACCTATTGTTACTGGAAGTATAACTGGTGTCAATATCTATGAACATGGAACAAAATATGGAACAACTGTATTAAACCATCATAAAGATCCTTTAGTTAGATTAGAAACTGGTAAGGAAGCTGAATTAGGATTAAGTGTAGTTGATGGGCAAATTGCTGATGTTCAAGTATTGAATAAAGGAAAGGAATATTATTCTTTACCAGATATTGTTGTAGAAACTACTGGAATAACAACTACAGGTATCTACGGAAATGGTGCTATTTTAAGACCAGTTATTGCAGATGGTAAATTAACTGAAGTTGTTGTAATTAATAGTGGAATTGGATATACTGCAGGTCAAGTTAATGCATATCCTGTTACTAGAGGTAAAAGAGGTTTACTTGATTCTAGAATTAAGAGACATATTATTGATAATATAAGCAGAGAAAGTAATTATGGATTAGATTCTATAACTGGAGATCTTAATTTAAGTGTAATTGGTTATAATCAGACTATTGCTGATGCTTTTGGTGATGATGGCACAGAACATTCTCCTATAATTGGATGGGCTTACGATGGTAATCCAATATATGGTCCTTATGGTTATACTGATTCAACAAAATTAGGTCCTATAGTTGGTATTGTAACTTCTGGATATGTTTTAGATACTGTTGGAATATCAAGTGATTATACTAATGGTCTTAGACCAGATTCTGATGAATATCAAGCAGGATATTTTACAACTGACTGGATTTATAATGGTAGTGGACAACTTGATAAACATAATGGTAGATATTGCAAAACCCCTGAATTTCCCACTGGTGTTTATGCATATTTTGCTGGAGTAAGTACTAGTGTACAAACTAACCAATTAGTACCAAAATATCCATACTTTATTGGTAATAGTTATAGATCACCTTTTATATCATCAAATACAACGTTAACTCAGGAGTTTGATTTTAATACAAGTAATCTTTCAAGAAATACTTTTCCATATAAAGTTAATGAAGAATTTGCAAATAATGACTTTATTGTAGAATCAAATGAATATCTAAGACAACATAGTACTGTTGAATCTGTAACAACAGGTTTAGTTGATGAGATACAAGTTTTAGATGGTGGTAGAGACTATAAAGTTGGTGATTTTACTGTATTTGATAATGAAGGAACTAATGGTTCTGGTGTTAGAGGATTGGTTAAGTCTATATCAGGTATAGGAGTTTCTAGTATTGAGACTAAAGTAGATAAGTTTGAGAATGCTGTCTTTATATGGGAATCTGAAAATGAAGTATCTGCAAATTATTACCCCTTTATTGAAGTAAATAATAAAGATTCTGTTGCTATTTCAGGTCTTAGTAGCTCTATTGTTGGATTAACAGATTCATTTAGTGTTGGTGTTAAGACTGATACTATTGGATTAGCAAAAACAATGTCTTACAACAACCTTGTAACTGGTGCAGTTGAAGATATTTACGTTAATATTATACCAAAAACAGTATCTATTGGTTCATCTCTAAGAATTAATAATGATGAAATTGTTCAAGTATTGAATAAGTTTGATCTTGGATCAATTTTAAGGGTTAAAAGGTTTGGTGTAGGTGCTGCACATAGTTATAGTTCTAGAATAGATGTTTTAAATACAAAAATTACTCTACCAGTTAGAGTTAAAAGGTTTGAATCTGATCTTAATGATAAATTATTCTTCAATGCTAAACAATCTGTTGGTTTAGGTCTTACAGTTGGTGGTGGTATAAGTGTTGATTACACTGTAGGTGAAACAACTACAGAAGTTCCTATTCCAACTAGAGCAATATATTTACCAAATCATCCATTTAAAACTGGAGAAAAATTAACATTTAGGAAAAAGGGAACAGCATCTTCTTTACTTGTAGGTGAATCTGAAACTTCAAGTAATTTATTTAATTTACCTGATGTAACTAGCAATACTTTTGATGTATATGCAATTAATAAAGGTCAAAATTATGTTGGACTTGTCACTGTAGTGGGTGCAGCATCTACTTCAGAAGGATTATTTTTCCACGGAAATGGTAGTGATGATTTTGAATATTCTTTAGAAACAAAAAATCATCAAGTTATCGGTGATATTGATAAGATAGTTTCTACAATTACAACAAAAATAGGTGCTGCTGATACAACAACACATAATATACAAACTGGAGATATTGTTTCATTAAATGTTATTCCAAATACAGTTGTTGGATTAGGTAGTACTGCTCCATTAACATTATCTTTCAATGAAGAGTTCCAAAAGTTAGTAATTAATGAAATATCATTTGCAAATAGTGATATTAATACGTCAAACAGTACAATTACAATTGATAATCATGGATATACGACAGGTGACAGAGTTCTTTACGGTAGTACTCAACCTGCAACTGCTAAAGAAGTCTTTAGTGATACAATAGAAGATTTAAATGGATGTTATTTTGTAAGTGAAGTAGATTCTAATACAATACAATTAGGTAAAACATTATCAGATGTTAAAACAGATCCACCACAATTAATTGATCTTAAAACTACTGGTGGTGCTGCTCATACATTTGGATTAGTTAATCCGCAGATTGAAGTCGTTAAGAAATCAAGATTAACTTTTGGTGTTGGTAGTTCTACTTTAAATGGATATAATTTAAAATTCTATTACGATCAAGAGTTTAAAAATGAGTTTGTTAGCGTTGGTGTTGGTGAAACATTCAATGTAATGTCTAATGGTGCTATTGGAATAGGTTCTACTGCTACAAAATCTGTCGCATTTACAAACTCAACCCCCTCTCGATTATACTATTCTTTAAGTAAGGGTGGATATATCAGTACTGCAGATACATTAGTAGAGAATAATTCAGAAATAAAATTTGTTAATAGTGAATACAATGGAGATTATAAAGTACTTGGAATAACTTCAGATACTTTCCAAATAACTCCTTATTCTGTTCCTTCTGTATTGACATATAAAGAAGACCAATGTGAAGTAATGGAGTACTCTACAGAATCTAAAACTGTAAGTGGACCTATTAATGAGATAAAAGTAATATCTAAGGGATTTAATTATAAGTCATTACCTAAGTTTAGTTATGTTGGTAGTGATGCTGGACAGAATGCTAATATTGTTGCATTATCAACATCAATAGGTAGAATAAATGAAATTAGAATTGTTGATATTGGATATGAATATGCTTCAGATAAAACATTAAGTCCAGAAGCATTTGTCCCTCCAATAATTAGAATTGATAATCTTGATACTGTTAAAGAGGTTAAAGTTGTTGATGGTGGTAAAGAATATTTGAGTCCTCCTGATATTGTTGTTTATGATCCAGATACAGATAAAATTGTTGATAAAACTTCATTAGTAGCTAAAACACCTAATCAATCAATATCTGAAGTTGAAGTAATAGCACCAATACAGGGTCTTAATTCAGTTAATCATAGAATTGTTTCGATTAATAATTCAAATGGTGTTGGTATTAATTCTATGACTGGTGGTGGAACTGGCATAGTTACTTGTATTCTTAATACACCAATTGATGGATTTGCTATCCCACCATTTAGTATTGGTGATGATATTTTTGTTGAAGGTATTGAATTATTTGGTGAAGCAGGTATTGGAACTCAAAGTAATGCTGGTTCTGGTATATCAACTGAAGGTGATGGTTATAATTCTGCAAATTATCAATATAGATTTTTTAAAGTTGATGATTTTATAAACACAAATCCAGCAATATTAAAATATAATCTGATTGGATTGACTACAAATCCAGGTATTGCTAAAACCTTCCAATCTGGATATGCAAATATTGTTAATAGGTCTAAATATCCAGTTTTAGAATCTATACAAGAAAGAGGTAAGTATGTTATTAATGAACCTTTATACATCTTGTTTAATGATCAATTTGTTAAAAGGGATTTAAAAGTTGTAGATGTTAGA